ATAAAACCGCTCGCGATAGGCCAGCAATAGCGTCGTCGGTAGCCAGAACAGTTTCTTCAGCATGGAAGCCTCCTGCTGAGTTTCTACACCATTCCCGCCCGCAGCGAAAGCGGGCCTGACACTCTCTCAAAAACTCGGAGACTCCAATGCGGCTGATAACCGATTGGAAGCGCGTGCTTCAGCGAGCCTGGAGTGTGCGCCTCATGCTCATTGCTGCCCTTCTGTCAGGGCTAGAGGTCGCGATGCCGTACCTCGACGGCTACGTGGACATTCCGCCGCGGCTCTTCGCCCTCCTGTCCGGCCTGACCGTGGCCGGCGCATTCATCGCCCGTATTGTGGCGCAACGAGGTATCTCCAATGGCGAGTAGGCTTAAGAAGGCAGGCTACGGCCTAACAGTTGCCGGCGCGCTCGCTGTCGGCTTTGTCGGCGGCAAGGAAGGGCTCAGCACCAAAGCCTACAGAGATGTAGTTGGGGTTCCAACTCTGTGCTTCGGAGAGACTCGAGGCGTCAAGATGGGCGATACCGCGACCGTCGAAGAATGCAAGGCGATGCTTGGAGATGCGCTTGTCGAATTCGAGACTAATATGCGCGCTTGCCTGAAGGAACCGGACAAGATCCCCGACAAGCCATATGTCTCCTTCCTTAGCCTAAGCTACAACATCGGCTCGAAAGCTTTCTGCGGATCAACCGTCGCCCGCAAGGCGAATGCTGGCGATCTAGTTGGCGCCTGCAATGCAATCCTCATGTGGGATAAGGCAGGCGGCCGGCGCATCAAGGGGCTTACCAATCGTCGCGCTGAAGAGCGCCGCATGTGTCTCGAGGGCCTGTAATGGGCATCCTCGACTATATCAAGCTCGGCGCCGGCATCGCTGCGGGCCTCGTCCTCTATCACCTCTATGCCGTGACGATAGGCTATCCATCCGCAGCGCGAGAGGCGCGCCAAGGCTATGTGTTGCTCTCCGAAAAGACGGCCGCTGAAGCTCGAGCCGCAGAGATGGAGCGCCAGCGCAACGCAGCGGCTCAAGCCACAGAAGAGCATCGCAAGCGCCTCGAGGCCGCACAGGCCCAAGAGCAGGCCGCAAAGGATACCCTGGAAGATGAAATCGCAAAATACGAGCTCGTTCTATCGCAGAACAACCGTGCTTGCACTCTGTCTCCTGATGATAAGCGCTGGCTGCTCGAGCACTGAGCGCCTGAACCGTGCGGCTACCGCGCAAGGACAGGCGAAAGCGGGCGTCATTCTTCCGGCGCTTCCCGACGACCTGCGCAAACTCGAGCCGCATGCGTCTGTCACGGAAGGCCAGCCGGTGATATCGATCCTTGCTCGAGAGAGGCAAGCGCTCGAGCGCGCCAACGCCAGACAGAGCCGCACCGTCCAGTTCTACGATTCCATCAAGACGAAATTCGAGGGCACTCCATGACACCAATTGGCCTTGGCATCGGGATCGGCATCACGATAGGCGGGAATGGCGGTGGCGGCATAGTCATCCCGATGCCGACGTTCGGATCCATCACTCGCGAATCCGGCATGGATGGATCTCCAGGGACTGATTTCACCCTTGATGTCGTCGGAGCGTCGGATATCCAGTGGTATCGCATGGCGCTGTCATCGCCATATTCCGTGACCAAGATCGACGGGGCTACGAGCGCCACATATACCTCTACCACGAACGACATCGGCTATCGGCTTGTTGCTGTCTACACTGATGGTGGGGATGAGAAGGCCGCTAAGTCGCTGCAGGTTGTCCTCGCCACGCCGACCATGATCGATGCAATGGAGAACACGACAAGCATCACAGGCTCGGCCACATTCCGATCTGTCGATAGCGTTCGCAAGGTGCAGGGCACAAACTCCATCGCAGTCATGTCGAATGGCATCGACAGCACGAACAACGCCACCCGAACAACATCGTTCTCTGCCGATCCGAACACGCTCGGTGTTATCCATTACTACCTTAATTCCGGTAGCGGCCTCATAGAAACCCTCATGACAAATGGTCAGGGCATGAGGTTTGGAGCCAATGGTCAGACGCCTCAATTTGACGCCGATGCGGGCGATGCAGGGCCAATTGCCAACAACATCCGCAATGGCATGTGGCATGCTTTCCACGTTTCCGAATACGCACAGTTTATCGATGATGGAGCTGGTGCGATACGCTGGCATTGGCAACCTTCGGGCCACCTGACGCCATTCCTTGATCGTACCAACGTTGATGCGATCATGGCAAACTCTGCTGGTCGTGCGACGGTCGTTCTTGAGATGGACGATAGCCGACCTGGCCAGTTCGGCGTCGGCAAGGACATTGCGAACCAGTACAGCATTCCATTGTCGTACATGACGGTCTGGGGAGAGCTTGGGCAAGCGGGGCGAGCCACAGAGGCCGATGTAGTCGAGGCGTTCAACGAGGGCCACGATATCCAGCTTAACGGCACCGACGACGACACGATTATGAATACGCGTGCCGATATCGCTACGCTGCAGGCGGAGCTGGATGCTGGACAGGATTACATAGAAGGATTGCTTGGCTACAGGCCGGAGCACATCGCATACCCGAACGGATCGTTCAACAACTCGGCCGGAAACAGCTTCATCTCACATCTGGCAACGTCTGACGGTGCAAACCCGACGCACATCATCGCCGGATCTGGTGTCACCTTCGACGCCGGCATTCAGGCTGGAACGAAACTCGTCTATGCCAACGGGCCAACGGGCCTGACAGTTACCACCCGCAACAGCGATACTGATCTGACTGTTTCTGCAGTCGTTCCAGTGCGTGCGACGGAAACATTGACGCGGTTCCAGCTCGCAGAAGATGAGTTTTCGACCGACCGTATGGGTGCGATGCTCGACGCTCTTGGCATCATCTCGGCCCGCACGACGCAAGATGGCGTGTTCACGGACAGGTTCGGGTGGGCCGGTCGCGGTCAACTTCTGCCTGGCAACTCTACGACAGACAAGGCGTGGGTCGATATTGAGCCGATCATCCAGAAAGCCATTCTTCGGGGTGACACAGTCATCTTCTATTTCCACGATATCACGGACAGCACGTCATCTAACCTGAATATGACGATTGCCCGATGGACTGAGATTATCCAGAACCTGGCTGCTTTGCGCGATGCTGGAACGATCGATGTTATGACGCAGCGCCAAGTCGGAGACAGGCAGCGAAGTGCTGGCGTACCGATTTAAAAATGTGATAATCTCGGGCATCAGCAGCTACTTGCTGCGTAACGTGAGCAGATAATGGCTACCTTCCTGCTGCAGAACAATTCGACGGGATTCAATGAGATTCCGCGCAATCAGATGATGGTTGCCGAATTCTGCCGTAGCTATGGCCATGATGTTGTGGACCGCTCCATGACCAAGGATTTCGATCCAGACCGGTTGCCGGGAGATCTGGTGGATGTATTGGTCTATGGCTCGGTTCCGTGGATGAAGGCCTTCGCCTCAAGTCGCCGGTTCGGCGCGCAGGTGGCATTCGACCCAAAGAGTTTTGCAGCGTCCACTTGGGCGCCAATCTTCGGCGCCGACGCAGTGAACGGTGATGGCTTCCTTGTCAGTGCGTCTGGAGTCGCGGGCATCCTTGCTGGCGCGCCAAAGCACTTGCGCCCAGATATGGAAGACAAGGCGTTTACCGGAGCCGTGTATGATGCGGCGGCATGGGCGGATCTGGGCATCGACCCAGATGTTCAGGTTTGGGTGTCGTCTCAGAAGAAAATTCATGCGGAATTTCGCACTTGGGTTATTGGCGGGTACGTTGTCGATACGACGCAATATCGCAAGAACGGCGAAAATGTTCGCATCCATGTCGAAGATAACGCCATTGCGGAATCAGTGCAGAGGCTGGTCGATATCTATGCCCCGCACCGGAATTTTGTGATCGATACCGCCATTACAGACGGCGACCTCCAAGTTTTGGAATTCAACTCAATCCATTGCTCAGGCTTCTATGCCGCTGACATCGAGCGCGTGCTGAGTGCGTGGGCGGGAGCATAGCGCCAACCTAACCGTCGCGTCATCTACCATCCCCAACCGTCGCCCACCAGCGGCGGTTTTTCTTTACCAAAAGCGGCCCGGGACAGTGCTCGTAACACTGCCCCGGGCCTAACCTAAACGCAATTCACCGGGAATCGCGAAGGCTGGCCACACTGTGCCAGCAGAACCTTTCTCAAACATTTATACGCATAGCATGAAAGCAGGGCTGGGAATGAACGCACCGGGCAGCGATATGGAAACTCACCACGATTTGCGCACGCGAGTAGTTAGTCTTGAGCATTCAGCAACACAGACAAACCAGCGGATTACCGACTTGGAAAAATGGCAGCGTCAGACGGAAATATCGGATGCGACGATGGGTGTTAAATTCACCGAAATGGATGGCAAGTTGTCGAAGATCGAGGGCACATTGTCACGCATCATGTGGCTCGTCATCAGCGGCCTTATTCTCGGGGCTGTCGGGTTTGTCCTTCGCGGAGGCCTCACCATCCCATAATCCCCTTCCACCCCTCATACAGCATCACCGCAACAAACAGAGCTGCGAAGATGGCGGTGTGGGGAGTGTAGCGGCCGAACATCACGCCGCTTCCGCTGTTTTTATCCAAAGCGTTTTTCCATCGGCGGCAATCTTCACATCAG